TAAATAAAGTTTCCTGCCTTTATTGCAGACATAATTGCATCTTCATTTTTTTCAAACTGTTGAGCTGTCATTTTAGCAACTTGCGATTCTTTAAATTGATTTGACTGTTTTTCTTTAGTAGGAGCAGGAGTAGCGGAAGATTCTTTTGTTACTGCTCTTGCTGCATCTTTACTACCAAAAGATTTTTTAGTTTGGGACATTCCCATATCAACTTTGTACAAATCAATAGCTCTAGCAGCAGCTTTAGCGTCACTATCGTTTTCATATAGTGCTTGTTTAATTAAATTAGGTTGTGTTTCAACCCAATCATGAAACTGTTGGTCATTTCTAATCTCATCAAAATCAGGATGAGCTGCCATTAGTTCAGCTTCTGCTTTAGCTCTATCAGCGTGTGCTTCTTTTTCAGCTATAATTTTCATTCTGTCTTCTAAAGACGAATCTAGTTCTTTTGCTTTTTTAGTTGCAATAGTTTCTATTACTTGTGCAACATCAGGAAATTTTGCTGACCAACTTGCTAGTTCTTCTTCTGATTTAGGAAGTTTAAGCTCTTGCTTAACTGTGCCAGCAACTTGTTCTTTTAATTTAAGTATTTCTTTTTTATACTCTTCTTCTTTTTGTTGAGTATGTCTACGTAAATCGCCATATCGTTTTTTAAAAGTTTTTTCTTCAGGATTTAAAGATTCTGTTTCTTCAACATCTTTGATTTCATCTTCTTCCTGCTTTAGTGCCGCATCTCTTTCAGCGACTAACGTATTTAAATTTTCTTCTTCATTATTATCATTACGTTTATATTTTATGGGTTTTTTAATTATATCTTTTTTAACAGCTTGTTCAGCCATAGTCTTCTCCTCTTTAGAGCCACCAGTTGCCTGTCAGGGGTGATGGGTAGCCAAAGTACAACCTAAGTCGTAAAAGTATTATATGTCTTTAGAAACAAAAAGTCCAGTAATAAAAAACTGTACAGTTCTAAAATAGTAATTTAATCTCAGTTTTAAACCCTTTTTAAGTCCTCTGCCAAAAGAAACAAAGTCCTTAAACTCTTGATAAAATTGTGACGCAGTATCTTGCTCAACATGTTTGCTCGCCAAGTATCTGTAACCTCGTCTAAATGCTTCGCCATACCATTTACCATGATATGTTCTTTCGCACCATATCTCTGCTTTAGCTTTTTCCATTGTGCTAAAGCCACCATTAGCTACACCATGTGTTGCAATAACACAAGCTTTATCTTCTTTTTGTGCTTCTTCTTTTTCTTCTTTATCAAGATTAACACCTAGTATTTTTCCATCTGTACCTGTTGTAATAGTTAAAGGTTTATCATCTTTAACTTTTACTTCAGTGCCTTGTACTTTACTTTTTATAACTTCAGGTTTATCATCTTGAGGTTCTAGTGCTTTTTGCGTTTGTTTTGATAATCCTTCATCAATACTAATCTCTTCAGATGGAGCGTCTGTAATTACACCCGGTGCAAGAGCTTTATCAATACTAATTTCTCCCCCCGGAGCTTTTTTAGATAACGCTTCATCAATACTAATTTCTTCAGGCGGAGCTTCTTTTCTTGCTTTAGCAACGTCACTTTGATAATATCGTTTAACCGCTTCGTCTATTGGTCTAGTGCCATCAGGTCGTTCTACATTGTTAAATAAAAATCCGGGTAAACCAAATGAACCAAGAGGTGTGTTGGCTTTAATATTACCCCCTTGTATATATAGTGCTATTTCTTCAGGTGTAGTAAACCCTGCAGCAATAGCTTGTGCTACAGCACTATCGTAGCTCTTGTTCATATCCGCTTGTGCCTGTGCCATATTTTGAGGAGAGGTTGCATCCCCTTCTTTGTCTTGAGGTTGAACCAAAGAAGCAGGAGCAGTTTTAACTTCAGGTACTTCAACACCATCTTCCTCTTCATCTTCTTTTGGAGGATTAATAATATCTTTATAACTTCCAACATTACCTGCATAAAGCTTATTAACATCTGTTGTAGGAGTATAAGCAAGTCCCGGTAAAGATGGTTGAGGGGGATTAATTCCAATAGGAGGATACCTAAACATATTTCCTGCAGGCATATTTCCTGCTTGATAAGGGTCAGTAACCATTAAACCTGATTGTGCTTTTTTAACACCTGTGTCATAATTAATTTGACCGGAGTTTTCCATTTCAGATAAGCCCATAAGAGCCTCTCTACGCAATCCTTCGTATGTGCCAAGTCCATGGTATCGTACAACATTAGCAGGAACAACTAACTCACCTTCACTCATTAAGACATGTTGGTCATCAGCTACTTCATCTGCTGTTGCTCCCGGAGGTGGGTCTTTTGGCGTACCCATAGAAGCCTCTTCATATTTTGGCATAGGAGAGCTACCAAGTCCTATAACAACAGACATGCCTTCCTTATCTTCTTTTGTACCTCCACGTTTTGCCATCATTGGCATTTCAGCAGAACCAAGTTCAGGTTTTTGTGGTGCAGGCATTTGAGGTCGTTGAGCAAGAGGTGTGATATTAGTTAAGTTCATAGGCTCACCTGTGCCATCAGATGTTGGTGCTAAATCTTTTTTCTGGCTTTGTTGCATTACAAGTTGTATTGCCTCGTCTCTTGGGTCATTTCCCGGTCCTGCTTTTGGTCTTGGAACATCCGGAGGCTGCATAAGTGTTGCAGGATTTCCTGCTTTTGGTCCACCTCCTTGTGGGTCGGCTTGTGCTTCTGTCATGGGCAATGGTGCTTGCCCTCTTTGTGTTTGTGCCATTATTGCTCCTCCTTGGGCTTTTCTTTGTGGTACTGCATCACTTAGTGCTCCAAGCATTTTTTGCATAAAACTTTTAGGAGCTAAATCTTCTTTAGATGCATCTCTTAATTCTTCTTCATCGTCATATTCTGGTTTTTCTTCATTTTTAAGATTTATTAATTCTTGTTCTGCTAATTTTGATATTAGTTCGTAACTATTTTTTAGTTTCTTTACATTTTCAGGACCTATGCGTTCCATTTTCTTTTCGTAGCTCTCAAATTCTTTAGCATCTGTAATATCTTGATACCCTTCTTCATCAAACATTTTTTTTGCCTTTTGGTGTTTGACAAAATCAATGTAGTCTACAAAAGCTTCTTCAAAACTATATGGACCTTTTCCATCCATTTTTAGTCCTAGCACATTAGAAGAACTATTAGTGGCAAATTCATAATATTTTTTCTCTAAATAATCTATAGCAGCATGGCGAAGTTCATGATTTACTATTTCTCTAGTATCTCCTAAATTATCAAAATAATTTGCGTTGTATAATATTTGAGGATTGTCTTTATCCGTTCCTACAAAACTTGAATCGCCTTTTGCAAACCGTTTAAGTTGGTCAGTTACATTTTCGCCCTTTACCATTAAATCAGGAGGATACTGTCCTCGTGTATAATACCCTAAAGCTCCCGGTCGAACAACAAGATTGTGTTCTGGATATTTACGTTCAAATAGACGTGTTACATTTACTTTCCCTTGTTCAACTAGTTCTCGTCCTAATTCAGATATAATATCACTTTCTTTGCCTAACTCAAGCGGTTCACGATTGTCCGGTCCATATGCAGGTGAGGAAACTTCTGCATCAGTTGTGACTGGTACAGCTAAACTTGTATTTTTTGCTATACCTTTGGTATTAATTTTTCTTTTCATTTTTTGCTAATACTTCATCTCTTAGAGTTCTTAATC